TCAGTAGCAGAAGCCTATGAGGGTAAATGGCCAGCTGTTAGTATTATTAATGGAGCTCAAAGTGCTGTTAAAAACATTAAAGCCAATTTAGAGTGGATACTTTCTTTTAAAGAGGTTATTCTATGGTTTGATGATGACGCAGCAGGACATAAAGCTTCAGAGGAATGCGCAGAGTTATTTAAGCCAGGGCAATTAAAGGTTATGGCTAAAACAGGCTATAAAGATGCTAATGAGATGTTAGTGGCTAAAGGTAAAGCAGCTGTAGTTAGTGCTACCTACAATGCTGAAGAGATGCGCATTGATGGTGTAATTAATAGTAAGGACCTGTGGGAAGCTGTTAGTAAAGAAGAGGTTTTTGAGACCTTTACATACCCTTTCCCAGCTTTACAAGAAAAATTTAAAGGTGTGCGTAAGGGTGAGCTAATCACGTTTACTGCAGGTAGTGGTGTGGGTAAGAGTACTATTGTTAAAGAAATTACTTACCATTTGTTAATGACTGAAGGATTAAAGGTTGGTTATGTAGCTTTAGAAGAGAATGTTAAAAGATCAGCTCTTTCTTTCATGGGTATGTACTTGAATAAGCCCTTATTCTTTGACTATGACAAAATTACTGACAAAGAAAAGAAAGAGAGCTTTGATGCTACTTTGGGTAAAGGTAATCTTTACTTCTACGATCACTTTGGTTCATTAGAAGAAGATAATTTACTACGGAAGCTACGTCTTTTAATTACGCAGCATGGTGTAGACTTCATTGTACTAGACCACATTTCAATTGTAGTTAGTGGTAGTGTTGATGGTGATGAAAGAAGGGCTATTGATGCGCTAATGACAAACCTACGCTCTCTTGCAGAGGAAACACAGGCTGGTATACTGATTGTGAGTCACCTGAGACGCCCACAGGGAGATAAAGGGCATGAAGATGGTGCACAAGTAACCTTGTCACAATTAAGAGGTTCTGGTGCAATTGCTCAGCTCTCCGATGGTGTGATTGGTGTTGAGCGTGATATGCAGGATGCTGAATTTGGAGATCAAGTTAAGCTGCGTGTGCTAAAGAATAGATTTGTTGGTGATGTTGGGCTTGCTGATACGCTGCAATACAGTAAAGAGACAGGGCGTATGGGTGCGGTAGAGTCTTTTGATACAGAGGGGGAATTTTAATGCTAATATTTGATTTAGAAACAGATGGCCTATTAACTAAGGTTACTAAGATACATTGTGGGGTGACCTATAATACAGAGACAAAGGAATATAAAAGATATGATAATACACAAATTCCTTTATTAATCAAGGACTTACGCGCAAGTGATACGATTGCAGCACATAATGGTATCGGTTTTGATGTACCTGTAATACAGAAATTGTATAACATAGACTTGCATGCAGAATGCAAAGTAGTAGATACAATCATTTGGAGCAAAGTTGCTTACTATAACTTAATTGATATTGATAGTCGCAGTGCTAGGGTTCCACCCCGTATGAAAGGTTCCCACGCATTAAAAGCTTGGGGCTTCCGCTTAGGGGAACACAAAGGTACATACGGTGAACAGGCAGCCGCTTGGGATACATACTCGACTGAAATGCTAGACTATTGCGAGCAAGACGTAGCCGTAACAGTTAAACTGTATGAGAAACTACTAAGTAAGCAGGTACCACAAGAAGCCCTAGATATTGAGCACGACTTTGCGCGCGTTATTAATAGACAAGTGCAGCATGGCTGGTATTTTGATATTGAGGAAGCTGAGAAATTACATGTAAGCTTAATGCAGGATAAAGAAACAATTGAGAAGGAACTGGAAGATACTTTCAAACCTTTAAAAGATTGGGTCCCAATGAATAAGGGTAAGCAATTTAATAAAGATGGTAGTGAGAGTAAGGTATATCTATCTCAAGTTGCTAAAGGCGCTATTGATAAAGGAGGAGAATGGGGTAGATGGGATGAAATTTATTTTAATCCTGGCTCCCGTCAGCACATTGCAAGATGGTTGAAACACCTATACAATTGGGAGTCTCCGCGTAAAACTGAGAAAGGTTCCCCTATTATTGATGAGAGTATCTTAAAAAAAGTAGGAAAGCCTGAGGCTGATCTGCTAGTTAAGTACTTTCTAACTCGTAAGGTCTTAGGTATGGTAGCTGAAGGCGCTAACGGTTGGTTAAAGCTTGTTAGAGATGACCATAGAATGCACGGTGATATAGATACGTTAGGTGCTGTGACTGGCCGTTGTACTCATATGCGACCTAATGTAGCCCAAGTACCTAGTAATAGGGCTTTTATGGGTACAGAGTGTCGCCAGCTTTTTACTGTACCAGAAGGTAAAGTTATTGTAGGTTGTGATGCTAGTGGCTTAGAGCTGCGCATGCTCGCACACTATATGGCTAAGTATGATAATGGCGATTATGGTGAGCAAGTGGTTAATGGTGATATTCATACTATTAATCAAGAGGCTGCAGGGCTACCTACTAGAGCTAATGCGAAGACATTTATTTATGCCTTTTTATATGGCGCAGGTAATGCTAAGTTAGGTACAGTAGTAGGTGGTGGTTTGAAAGAAGGTAAGAAACTTAAGGAAGACTTCTTTGCTAAGCTCCCTGCTCTTAAGCAATTGAGTGATGCTGTACAACGAGCGGCAGAGAAAGGGTTCTTAGTGGGGTTAAGTAAGCGTAAGTACTACGTGAGAAGCCCTCACAGCGCCTTAAACGTACTATTGCAAGGTGCTGGCGCAATGATAATGAAATATTATTTGGTTGCACTAGATAAGCACTTACGCGAAGTATTTACCCCTGGTATTGATTATGAATTTATTGGGAATATACACGATGAAGTTCAAATAGAGGTAAGTCAAGAAAAAGCGGAAGAGGTTGCAAAAATATGCGAGAAAAGTTTTGCAGCAGTTGAGGAACAGCTAAACTTTAGAGTTAAATTAGAGGGCGAGGCTAATATAGGACAAACTTGGAATGATACGCATTGATATAAAACCACTAAGCGCTAATTTAATGTATTCAGGACGGAAGGTAAAGAGCCACAAATACCGTTCGTATGAAAAGCTGTTACTACCCATGCTGCCCTCAGAGATTAAGGTTCCGGAGGGAAAGCTTCACCTTTCACTTGTAGTTGGGGTGAGTAGCAAGTTATCTGATTTGGATAATGTGCTAAAGCCCTTTATTGATTGTTTACAATTGAAATATGATTTTAATGACAAGATGATATACAAATTATCTGCTATTAAAGAGAATGTTAAGAAGGGTGAGGAATTTATTGAATTCGACTTGAGGAGAATTAAATGATCAGAGAGATGGTAGATGGCAAAAAGGTAGTAGTAACGCAGGAGTTTTTAGACTGGTGCAGTAATCAAGATTGGGAAACCCGTACGGATTATGGTAAGGACTGTTTATTGTTAGAATACACTTTACTCAAAGAGGGCAAGGTTGAGAAGGGGTATGATATAATCCACGACTTTATATATGAAGATATGCGTGTGGATGTTAAAGAAGTCCAAAAGTATTTTAATGTGTATGGGCGTAAGAAAATTCAGTGGTGGAATGAAGGCTTAGACGAAGGGTCTTTAACACATTTCTTATTTGTGCAAAGTGATCGCAAAAGTCCCCTCCAAGTAGGAGATGAGGTTACTTACTACTATGTAGGTTTATGGCCTACTGAAGATGTCTTAGATGCCTTGATACCTTCGTTTAAAGTAGAGGATGGATTTTACATTCCTACCCCAATATTGAGGAGTTAAGTATGGAAGCACTAATTGATGCAGATAGCATCTGTTACAAATATGCCAGTATCTACCAAGATACCTGTATATGGGATAAAAGTGATAAGGACAATATTATATCAACAGTAAGTACTGATTGGGATACGGCGGTAATAGAAATGGAGGGGTTTGTGCAGGGTATTTTAGACGCTACAGATACCACTGCTTATCATTTAATCCTAAGTCCAAAGAGAACCTTTAGGTATGATGTAGACCCTTTGTATAAACACAATCGTAAGCCCCCGGCTGTACCACTAGAACTACTAGGCCCTTTACGCGACTATATGTTAGAGAAAATGGGCGCACTTTGTTTTGACGATGTAGAGGCAGATGATGTGTGTGTCTCGCGTATGTATCAGGAGCCCGGTAAATACATCTTATGTCATATTGATAAAGACTTAAATCAAGCTTATGGGCGGCACTATAACTACAATACTAGAGAACACTTTATTATTGATCAAGTAGAAGCAGATTATTGGTTTTATGAGCAAGCTTTAACAGGGGATAGCGTAGACGGCATTAAAGGATGCCCCAAAATAGGTAAGGTAAGAGCTACTAAACTCTTAGCTAAGACTAACCCCACGGATTATTGGAAAGTAATAGTTGCCGCGTATGAAAAAGCGGACAAGGATGAAGACTACGCTGTGCAGCAGGCCCGCTTAG